GGAAAAGTACAAAATGTACAAAAGGCTTTTAAATCTATTGACGAAGCTTATAAATTAATTACACCTGACGTTGCTAAAGGTATGATGTTTAAAACAGCTAAGGAAGCTAAAGATGCTATTGCACAAGGGTATCTTACAAAGACTATGCCTGACATAGCTAATGCTGATTTTAGTCTACGAGTTTTTAAAACAGTAGCTAAACAATTAAAAAATCCTACAGAAGCTAAAAGATTAAGAGTAATTTTAGGTCGTAATTTTGAAAGTTACAGAAGAACAGTTAATTTAATGGTCACGGCAAATAAAAAACCTGCTTCTGGATTAGCCTTATTATTCTTGCGTGGTAAGGAGTACGCGGCTGGTGCTGGTTTAGCTGGAGGACTTTTAACTGGTGCTTTAGATACCGCTGTAGCAGGTGCTAGTGCAATAACAATTTTAGGAACTCCTTACTTTTTAGCTAAGGCGGCTACTAATCCTAAAACAATTAATAAGTTAATTCAAATAAACAAGTCTCCTCCGAAGAAAGCTTTAAGAATAGGAGCTATGTTAGCTAATGATTTTTTAGATGAAGCAATAGCTGAAGGTATGCCAGATGAGAACCTAATGCAGATGCTTAAAGGATATGAACTGGATACGATTGAGTAATGGCATCTTCTTCGGACAACATTAGAAGAATGATGGCTGAAGCTAAACAAGCTGAAGCTACAAGAAAAAGAATGGCAGGTCTCTTTGGCAAAGCGTATGACGAAATGCCTTGGTACGATAAAGCCGCTTTATATACCTCTCCTGTTCCAGTATTAGGAGATGTAGTGGGTCTAGGAGCAGATGCAGTAACTTTTGCTAAAGAACCTACATGGACAAACGCTAGTTTAGGATTAGCTGGTTTGCTACCTTGGGTTCCTTCTGCTGGAATAACAAAAACCATAGCAAGGGCTTTACCTAACGCTCCTAATTTTTTAGATGGTTTTTATTCAGGCAAGGGTGGTAAATTAGGGCAAAAATTAACGGCAGGTGTGGGGGCGGCAAAAGGAGCAAAAAACCTTTTTAAAGCAAGATATTCCCCTACTGGTAGAGGTTTGTGGAGTGAGGGTCTTTCTTACACAGATAATCTAGTAGCCAAACAAGCACTAAATGTTATAAAAAAAGCAGATCAATCTACACAAGAAGGAAGAAGAATAGCCAAACAAGCCGCTAAAAAAGCTATAGGTCAGTTTGACCAATCAACTTTAATGTCACGACAGATGAAGCAACCTTCTAAATTTCACAAAATTACTGAAGGAGTAGATAATGTAGGGTTTTCCCCTAACTTTTCTGCTGATGATTACGCTTCAGTTCTAGGAGGAATTAAAAAAACAGGGTTGAATGAAGCAGAATTAAATTCAGTTTTTAATGTAATAAAAACACTCCCTGCTATTGGGTACGATTCTACAAAAAAATACCAACTAGCGGTAAGAAGAACGTCTTCACAGGCAGGTGGAGATTTAGAAAGCCCTGTTAGGTTAAATAGAAGATTATTTGGAGGTTCTACTTTAGACGATTTAAAGAAAATATTTGGGGGTGTTAAAGAAAAAGGTGTGTGGAAACACGGTAAGTCAAAAAGTTTTAAAACAGATAAAGAGTTTTTAGAGGCATTACAAGAAGCAAAAATTGATGTTAAAAATCCAAAAGAAGTTTTAAAAGGGATGCCAGCAGTAGTCACTGGAAGTACAAAATCAGATTCTTACGTTTTAGGAGGAGTTAATTACATGACTTCTATTAATAAAAAAGGAAAATTAACTAGTTTTGTTAACGATGAGCATGACCTTTTTAATCAAAAAATGCCAAAAGGTGACAGGATGTTTACTGTTTCAACCCCTATAAAAGTAAACTTACTTACTAGTAAAAAACCTGTGCCTAAAGTAAATAAACCAAAACAAATAGCGGCTGAAAAATCAATGAATAAATTAAAAGAATATTCTGGTGTTGATTTGTCAACGCCTGTCCCTAAAGGAGTCACCAGAGAACAATTAAGTAGAATACAGGCAGTAGCTAATACTCCTTTTAAAAAGGATTACTCAAGAGTTGCAGTAGAAGCAGGTATGTTTGCACCGGGAAGGGCTTCTAAACCTGTAGGAAGAACTGATACAGACCCAGATAAAATGATAGAATATGAAAACTTAGTTAATCAATTAGACCTCTCAAGAGGTGGATTTGGAGTACGTTAAATGTCAATAAACTACAGAGGAATAACATTCTCAGGCCATAATAAGCCAAAAAGAACCCCTAATCATAAGACAAAATCTCACGTAGTCTTAGCTAAATCAGGGGATAAAGTAAAGTTAATTCGATTCGGACAACAGGGAGTAAGCGGTGCAGGTTCCAATCCTAAGACACCTAAAGAAAAAGCTAGGCGTAAATCTTTTAAAGCTAGGCACAAAAAGAACATCGATAGAGGAAATATGTCAGCGGCTTTTTGGGCTAACAAAACAAAATGGTAATGTTCCTCAGTATTTAACAGGTAAGGTAAATTTACATGGTAAAGAAATTAACGAAAAGACAAACAGATACTTTAGCAAAACACCGTAAACATCATACAAAAAAACATATGGATTTTATGAAGACTCGTATGAAGAACGGTAGTACATTTACAGCCGCACATAAAGCCGCAATGAAAAAGGTAGGAAGATGATTAAATTTTTTAAAAGTATAGTGTGTGCTGTTTTATGGCACGATCTAAAAGGAGAAGAGAGGGGAATATGTAGACGCTGTGGTAAAATAATTATTCCAATACGTTAATTTTAACAAGGTAACTTACGATACCATTAGAAAAGATAGCTAGACCTACGCTATTAATTACAATCAAAGCTCTATCGTTCCACACAATAGACACATAGGTCCACCCTATAATGCCTATAATGTGAAAGATTAAATTGTACGGGTATATGTTTTGGCTAGTGAGTATCATAGCTAAAATTAATATTATAGTAGATACCCACTTAACCTTCCATGTTAAATTCTTTTCTTTATTCACAAGATTTTTGACCTGTCTGTGGGTCTATAAAACAAGCTTCTGCTTGAGGTTCTTCCTTAACTTCATTAAGGATACCGTATCTTTTACCGTCTGCTCTGAAGGTAGTTATCCCTTTACATCCTTGTTTCCAAGCATTAAAGTACAACTCTTTGAACTCATCGAAGTTAACACTACTGCCTACATTACAGGTCTTAGATACAGCACTGTCAATGTATTTTGACACTAAAGACAGAACAGATAAGTGTTCGTCAGCACTAATGTCATTAGCAGTCCTACCTTCTACACCGTGTTTAAACGCATAGTCTTCTACTCTTTGTATCTGATGACCATCAAATTCCTGTATAGTTCTATCATAAAACAAACTAAAGGGTGGTTCTATACCTGAACTTACGTTATCTGCGGTCAAGCTTATTGTACCTGTGGGTGCTATAGAAGTCAGATGTGAGTTACGTATACCAAACTCTTTGATCTGATCCTGCACCCAAGGTGATAATGTCTTAAAGAACTCTCCCTCTGTGTATTTATCCTTTTCGTACAGAGGAAATGACCCCTTCTCCTGAGCCAAAGTAGAACTAGCCGCATAAGAGTAATCTCTTAAAGTCTCTAGGACCTGAGAAGTAAACTTCATAAACTTCTTTGACGCATATGGCATACCACACATCTCAGCGGCATTAGCAAGCCCAGTAACACCTAAACCCATCCTACGTTTATCTTTAGCTTCCTTCTCCTGCTCAGGTAAAGGGTATATAGTTCTATCTATGACGTTATCCATAGCTCTGACTACAGTATGTATGTCTCCAGTAAATAAACCAAAGTCAAACGCTTTATCATGTACATACTTAGTTAAGTTAAAACTGCCTAACAAACAAGCACCGTAAGGTGGCAGAGGTTGCTCACCACAGGGGTTAGTTGCTTCTATACTTTCACAATAGTAAAGGTTATTCATTTTATTAATAGTGTCTATAAACAACACTCCCGGCTCTGCCCAATCCCATGTGGAACGCATAATCATATCCCATAGGGCTACAGGGTCTACCTCTTCATGTACAATACCATCGAACCTCAAAGGGAATGGTTCTTTTTTCTCAAGACATTCCATGAACTCGTCAGTCACACCTACTGAAATATTAAACCCTGTGAGGGACGTACCGTCATTCTTAGCGGTTATAAACTGTTCTATGTCTGGATGGTCTATACGTAAGACACCCATCTGTGCGCCTCTCCTATGACCGCTAGAGGCTATTGTCTGACATACTGCGTCATATATCTGCATAAAGCTTACTGCTCCTGACGCTCTAGAATCTAATGACTTGATACGATTACCTCTGGGACGTAACCTTGAGAAGTCATAACCTATGCCACCACCTCTACGCATTGTCTCAGCGGCTTCTGTAGCTCTACCCATGATTGAATCCATACTGTCCTCTATCGCTCCACTAACGAAACAATTAAAGGCTGTAGTTTGTCTAGCCGCACCCATAGCGTTCTGCACTCTTCCAGCAGGTAAGAACCTTAAGTGTCTTAGGGCATCTTTAAAGGATTCAAAGTGATCTGGTGTGTCCTTAAGTGATTCAGAAATACGAACAACCTTACTATAAAAGTCTTCTCCCGTCTGCCTGTATTTAACCTTATCAATTTCTTCTGAAATAGGAAGTGTCATTCCGTAGTTATTAGTCATTACTGTATTCCCCTACTTATTAATTTCTATGTGGTTGTAAAAAATAGAATTACGCTTGGCTATTTCATCTGCTGTTACACGCTTCTCTACTGCATGGTCTGTGACTAGCTTATGAATACCACCCCACTCTTCGTTACGTTGCTTGTCTATGGCATCATAGTCCCACTCTTTATCACTTTGTCTACGCATCTATACTTTCTCCTTTAGCTTATTTAAATACCATGTTGCTTTTTCTAAGTCTTCAGTAGGGTTTCCTTTATGCTTGTATCTAATCATATACTTCATAGAGTTACCCTTGAGATACCCTAAGAACTCTTCTTTAGTCATAGACATTTCAATAATATCTATGGCTTCTACGTCAAGCATATTATAATGAGAAGGATTATTTACTGGATCATTCATCTAATTTTTCCTTGCTTGTCCATCGTCTGATTTTTTTTCAATAGGTACTTTCATTATAACACAGCTAGTATTTATATCAAACAATTTATTTGATTCTGGAGAAATATTTTGATGATAGTATTCTACTTTTGGAGCAGTAAAGTTAACACAATCTTTAAGTGTTATATAAGGAGGTGCTGGTAACACCTGAGAACCTATACTACCATCAGACATTATTAAAGTAACAATAAGAATGACTGTATTCATCGAACTCTCCTAATTGATCGGGGTAATGTTGTTGTCATACTGAGGCCTATGTATTTTAGAAAATTTAGGGTCACAGCTTTCTAGTAATAAAAGTATAGCTTGTTTTAAGAATAGCTTTTGATCTTCGTCAGCTTTAGCTAAGTCTCTGTTTAAACGCCTTACTTGTTCCATTCTAGCTACTAACACATCAGGAACCATAAACATCATACCGTCTTCGTTTTCTTTTTCAGAATCATCCATCTTCTTGCCCTTCCTCTTCAAAGTTAGTATTTACATCGTAAACTTCCCTTAATACATCTATTTTAGTCTCTACTAAATCATTAAATCTCTCTAATAAATCTTCAGTAGTTAACTCTAAAACTTCACAAATATAAATAGGATCAGCTAGTTCAGACACACGATTGAGTAATCTTTTAGTTGTTAAAGACATCGACTATATTCTCTAAAGTGTACCACTTAAGTCCTTCTTTGTCACACCATTCTGCCATATTCATTTTACTTCCCTTCCTTATTTTTTTATTGGGATTATAAAGTAGAAAAACTAACTGTTTCTTTTTAGGAAGACTATCTCTAATAGCTTTGTACTTCTGTACATCTCCCACTCTAAAGAAACCTTTAGCCTCTATTAAAATTTCAAATTTACCTTTCATCCCTACAAAATCAGGTATGTAATTACGATGAATAGTATAAGGTATCTTTTTAGTCTCGTAACCACAGAGGTCCTTTAAAACCTCTGCGGCTTGAGCTTCAAACTTATTACGATACCTAGGAGTTTTCACTAATTCTTAACCAGAGATTTTTTAGATACCTCTGCTTTAGATGGTGCTTTAACTTCCCTTACTAAAGCCTGTGTCATACCTCCTGTCTGTGATATAAAGGGACTACCATGTAGCTCCCATTTATCATTAAGAAGTTTAGTAACCATTTCTTCAAAACGATCATGTCGTGGTGTGTTAATAACTTTAAATTCTTTAGTAGCCATATTGACCTCCTATAGTAAGTATGTTTAAACAGGGTTAAGGTTAACTTCAGGGTAAGGTCTACCCCAACGATTCTTAGGAACATTAACTACGTTAGTTAAATATTTTGGTCCTGATCCAGTTTTGAATAGCCTTACTTCTGGGTAACAATGTAGTTTGTATTGGCAGTAGCCACACATAGTAGATAGTTTTACATTTCCTGATTTGCCATCTGGCACTGGATATGAACATGGAGAAGGTCGGTCTGCCAGCCCTACGCACTTTTTTACATGAGAAACACGCTCCTCAATATCACTTGAGTAGTGTTCATACATAGGATGTTCTGTGTCATCCAGATCGTATTCAAGTACCGCTAGAGTACCGCTTTGTTTGTCCATAGCTAACCATGCCCACTTACGATCACCTTCTGCATGAGCATATGCTTTGATCTGATCTACATAACCAAAGTCATCGTCTTTTGCTAAGGTTCCGTCTTGAAATTTCTTTATTCCAAAAGCAGTAGTGGACTTAACGTCAACCACAGTACCATCTATTTTACAGTCCATATGGCCTTTTACGCCTCCCACAGAGACTTCTTTTTGTTCATCAGTAACTTTATGTCCCGTCATACGAACAAGCATGAGAAGGAACTCTTCAATCATATGACCGTACATAAATTTAATCAATGTCTGGGGTAATAACTTTTCCCCTACGTATTTATTAGATGAATACCATTGTTGAAGATCAGGTTTCCCTACAGCAGATAACCTAAGATTACGGCTATCGTATCTTTTAGTAGAGGGAAGGAACTCTTTCTTCATAAGGTCCTTCATAGCTTCTCCGAACTTCTCTATCTCTGCTTCGGGGTCAACACCTTTAGCTGAGTTCTTATTCTTCATCAACGTATAGATGTCTTCTACTAATGTGTCTAATGTTTTACTCATATTAATCTCCTAGTGGGTCTCAGCCCAATTATTGCCTGTTTTATATTCACCATCTAAGGGGCATCTTAAGTTAAACTTTAGACCTGCTGACTTAATACACTCTACAGCCAACCATCCAAAATTATCTACTTGGTCTTCCCGAACTTCAGCTTGAAATTCATCGTGAATGTTACCTACAAATTTATAGTCTATATTATGTAGTATCGCATATTGATCTAACAATGTCAAGGCTTTCTTCATAATAACTGCACCAGCAGATTGTAAGAGAGTGTTTAAACTAGCGTGTGTAGATCGTATAATTAATTTCCTACCGTCAATACCTTTGAGATAACCTCTCTGCGAACTAAGCTCTACCTTCTCTCTAAGCTGTCGTAAGGCAGGGGTATTTGATAAGAACTTCTCCTTAAGCCTAGCACCTTCCTTCTTAGAACCGCCTACGATGCTACCGCACTTAACGTCACCAGCACCATATAGGAAAGCATAGATAAATGTCTTCGCCTGATCGCGGTCTGTAAGACCAGCCGCTTTCATATTAGCTGTATGTATATCACCATGTATTACTTCATTGGTGTAGTCTGCATCATTCATGTAATGAGCTAACATACGTAGCTCTAGCCCTGAAGCATCTACACCTACAAGCTTATAACCTTTAGGTGTTATCCAGCAACTTCTACATTCACCACCATAAGGTGAGTAACTAGCCGGAACCTGAGCCATATTAGGACTGCTGTGGGTCATACGTCCCGTTACAGCACCTATAGGATTAACGTAACCATGAACTCTACCGTCCTCCTCTACTCCTTCTAGCCATGAATCTATCTGTGCCATACGCTTTTGAACTAATAAATACTCAGCTATTAGCGAAGCTTCTGGTATATTCTTGACTTTACTAAGGACTGCTTCATCCACAATTACGTTACCCTTCTCAGTATGTTGCTTAGGGACCCATCCGAAAAACTGTAAGTATCTCCCGATCTGTTGTCTAGAACCTAAGTTAAACTCAGGCCAATCTATGCGACTAAAAGAACCCCCAATACAAGGCCTGTTATCACCGAAAAACCTAAGACCAACGTTGCTAAGTCTACCGTCTTTGTTGTACTTAGGCGTGATCTCTTTAACAAAAACAGGTAACGCTTTAAACCTTTCGTGTACTTCATCTTCAATCTCCATCTTTCGTTGTTTAAGTTCAGCTAATAGATCGTAACATTTACGTTGATCTAATAACCACCCGTGTTGTATCTGCTTAGTAATTACATTCTGAACTTCATGTTCTAGCTTAATACTGGTATCACCGAAGGTATCTAGCTTTTCAGTAAGTACCTCATAGACCTTATGTGTAACGTCACAATCCTGCTCACAATACTCTATCATCTCAGGTGTTATCTTAGTCCAATCATCATAATCACCTTTAGGAAACTTAAGACGCTCTCCCCATGCCCTTAACGAATGTCCGTCTTCTAACTGAGGATTAAACAGACGGGAAAGAATTAACGTATCTACAATCTTGTGCTGTTTAAACGATGTCTTTAGAAATCTTTCCAGAATAGGAATATCAAAATCAATAATATTATGACCAATAATGACATCATATCTATCTATAAAATCCTGTAGTTCGCTAAACTGGTCCACAAGGAAATTCTTCTTCTTCTTCGTCTGTAGGTCCTTTGTCCCGATCATCCAAACCTTTGTAACTGGAAAAGCGGTGGTTTCTATATCTAGAATAAGCTTCTTTGTCATTGATTAAAGTCTCACCTTTTTTTAAAGCTATATGTTCAAGTCTATGACAGTTACTACATAATACTATACAATCATCAGCCTCGTCAAGAACTTTCTGCTTCGGCTGTAACACACCTCTAAAAGAATGACTACTTAACTGTGTTTCTTTTAAAGAAGAATCAGGGTGATGAAACTCTAAAACTTCTTCAGGGTAATTCTCAAGACAAACTTCACAAGAGTAGTTATTTCTTTTACGTAAATAAACTGACCTGTTTAAACGCCCTGACATATCGTGTCGTATTTGGTATTTAGAACTCATGATCTTCTACCGCCTTTATCTTAGGTTCTGTACCTGCCACCATACGTCCTGTGTCCTGCTCATAGTACAACCAACCAGCATGACCAGTACGGCCTGTCCTACGACACTTCACTAGCTGTACTTTAGTTGAGTTCCTAGTGTACTCATCATCAGACATCTTGTCACGGCTTAGTAAGATCGTGTTGAAGGCTATCTGATTGATCGATCCCGACCCCTTCATGTCGTACTCGTTGACATCATGTGGGTCTTTGACGTTAGGCTTCCTCATGTGTGACACAATAACAATAGATACACCTGTCTCCTTAGCTAACTTAAGACACCTATCCATAAACTCATCTATCTGCCCGTTCTCATTTGACCTCACAGCCGCATGGAGAGGGTCTAAGATAATAACGTCACAGTCATCACCCACAGCCATCCACCGCATCTTAGAGAACAGGGCATCTACATCCGAAAAACCTAGGTGCTTTAAAATATGCACATTAGATTTACTTTTAAAGTCATCGTAAAAATCACGGTACACTGAATTGTCTCTAGTCTCATTAGGAACTAAAGATATATTCTCGCCACTATGTAGGGAAACTATCTTTTCTATAGTCTCGCCTAGGTCTGATTCCAGTAATACAGCACCAATCTTTTTAGAGTTCTGTAGTACCATGTCGTAAAGTAAATTAAAGACCATTGTAGTCTTACCTATGGATGTCAATGCACCTATGACAGTTACTTCTCCGGCCGCTAGACCACCATTCATCATGGCATTAAGTGAGCCATAAGCATCAGGTAGAGGTATAATCTCCTCAGTACCACGTTTAACAAACGCATCCCAACACTCCTCATCACCGAACGAAACTACTCCTACTGGTCTATAGGGTTTAGCGTCCCACCATGCGGAAATAAATTCTTTTACCTTTCCTGCCTTAAGCATCTCCCCTGCGTCCTTAAGCGGAAGAGATACTACTTTAGCCTTATCGTGGGAGAACAATGGAAGTATACTGTCCACTGCTTGTTTACCTGCGTCATCCATATCAAAGCATATCACTACATTCTCAAAGGTCTCTAACCACTCTAAAGACGCTTTAATGTCCTTGACTGCCCCTGCTGATCCCGTCTTAATTGAAACGCAAGGCCATTTACCGTCAAACATCTCTGCCACAGCTAAAGCATCTAACTCGCCTTCTGTGATAGTGACGTACTTACCACCTTCGCGCCATATCTGTTGCCCGAATAAACCAGTGTTGTCCAGAGTACCTGTAGTTAAAAAGGTTTTCTGACGAACTGACCTGACCTTAGTACCTACCGCATTTCCTGTATCTTTATCAAAATATGGGTAGTGATGTTTTGATAGTGTATTGTCTACTTCGTTTCTCTCTACTGTAACTCCGAACTTTTTAACAATCGTATCTGAAATACGTCTGTCCTTAATCGCTCCGTGAAAACCTACCATCTCAAAATCCTTCGTTGGTTTAACTACATAAGGTTCTGTGTTAGGGGAACCATCTGAGAACTCTGTATATGTACAGGCATAACAATACTTATGCCCATCATCGTAAGAAACTAAGTTATCCCCTTTAGTATCGTTACCCTTCTCTCGACACTTAGGACAAGGGCCTTTACCTGTAACCTTAGAAACTTTTTGTAACACTTTATTCCCCTTCCATACATGGCCTAGCTGTAGTAATGTGACCTATTATTCCATCTTTATTTACAGCTTTAAAATATATCTTACTACCTACCTCTAACTTACCTACAGTGTTAAAAGCATAATTGTTTTTACTGGGATTGTCCGTTACTATGTGACACCCTATCCACTCGTAAGCCTGATTGTCATTACCGTAACTAACACATCCTGCTATTAAAACAGTGGTTAAAATTAATGAAAGTCTTTTCAAAACATATCTCCTAAGAAAGCGTTTAAACAGTACCAAAGTGGGGCCTAAGTTTCCCTAGGCCCCTATTGATTAGAACTCTTCGTCACCTTCTGACATAGTTCCTTCGTGTTGTGCCATCTCAAGAACTTTAATCTTCTTGAAATAGGGAGCTACCCCGTGAGTAGGGTGGGGTTTGCCCGGTTCCCAAAGGACACGCACCTTGGAACCGTAGGGGATATGTTTAGCGATTGTGTCGCCTTCCGAATCCATTACTGGAAAGTCTGGAAACTTAGTCACAAACTTACGCTGTGGCTGGTTCTTGTACTCTTTGACGTTGACACCAGCATCCGAAAGCTTCTCTGCTTCCTGCTCTTCTAAAGTCAACACAATGGAAAACTTACCTGTGTCTTGACCGTTGTACTTCTCTGTCTCAGCTAAATTGCTAAACGCTACTACACCTTCTGTAATCATATCGTATTCTCCATACTAATTAAAATTTAACTTACTACCTCAGTTTACTTGATGTAAAAACTTATGTCAAGAATTAAAATGACTATAAACTCTTTTTTCTACATCAAATTCTTTTACGAAATACGAATAGAACATCCCTTCTTCGGCTTCGTTTTTCGTATAAATATCTCTAGCTTCGTTAGCTATAGCTCTGCTGTCAAATACACCTTTAACCCCACAATAATCATAGCTATCATGCTCAAACACAATATACACTTTTTGTTCATTTTTTTCCCAAGGTACGATCATGAGAATAACCTTTCTTTCTTAGGCAACTTTTCCCACACTTTAGAAAGTATCTTGCTGTGTATAGGACGCTCGAATATAGGGGAGCCGTTTAAACCCATTGGACGGTATTTTATTTTGGTCCACTTCCAACCCTCAGAAACTAACTCAACTCTTCTCCAACCTGAGCCTATTCTGGGTGCGTAGTCATATAAATTTACATACATTGAATTATACCTTTACATCTAAAATTTTCTTATCCTTGATACAATAATTATTTTCGTACGTCAAGATATTTTTATCTAACGGTTTATTCCAACACTTAAGATGTGGTAAGACTTTTTTAATTGTCTCAACATTTTTCGTGTTACTAGGATATAACCAACTTGTCATTCATCATCAACTGAAAAATTAATACTACAAACACCCTCGTATTCTTTACCCCATTGAGCGTCTAAATTATGTTCAGTTACAAACTTTTGAATTAAATCTTCTAGCTCTGATCGTTTTAGTATTTTCTTATCTGTACTACTCATCTTCTTTCTCCTTTGGATAGTAGACATCTACTATACTCTCACAGTTAGGACAAGTCAAGTTAGTAACCATAACATATAACCCATCATCCATATCATGATCACCGCCCCAAATTAACTTAGTTTCACAGCGCCAACAGTTCATATTAAGAACTTAAGTAGCATCAGAAGTAAATATTCCATGTTACATCTCCCCTTCATAAAAATCTTTTACTTGTTGATCGGCATCTCTCGCTTTGAGACCAACCCTTTTAGACCTAAAAACTTTAGGATGATAATATCTATCCATAAGAAACTTTTCAGGGTTCCTTAGTTTTTTCGGTTTATATTTCTTACTATTTTTTCTAACCATTTTACACCTTCTTAAGTATTCTTAAGTATCTTAAGTGATCTAAATTAATAACTAAAAATAAAACTTAAAGTATAATTTCAGACCACATAAGTATCCTATAGGATAACAAATAGCGTGTCAAGTGACAAATATGTCACACTATCACTTTTTATCTTTAATTTCGGGTAAATCAAACTCTCGTAATGTTTTATAAATTGAACTTGAACAATCATTACAAGTATCTATATATTTTCCCCTATGATCTTTTCGGAATAAATCGTTATCTTTTAACCTAACGTCACAAATTCTACACCTCATTATTTTTCCCCTTTTTGAAAAATTTCATTATACTTATCTACAATTTCATCCGCAGTGTTTAAACAGTGTTTGTCCTTAAACTGTTGTTTTGCAAGGATAATTAAATCTATAACTGGGAGGTTATAAAAGTGATGCTCCCACATATCATCAATCATTTTTAACTTTCGTTGTTCAACGTACTGGAACTTTTCATCCTCAGATGCTTCAAACAAATTTTGTTGCAACTCATCGTTATTTAAATGACTCACTTTAATCTCCTATATATTCGTTGTTAAGATATTTTACCCACATAACTTCTCGTTGCTTATCAGTAGCATTTTTATACCACTCAGGCAAGACATCATATTTATATTCAATTGAAATTTTCCAATGTGCAAAGTTTAATTTTTTATTACTCATTACAACCACCCTACCGTGGACAATGCCCATAAAGCACCTGATAAAAATAAGGCAAAAATTAAATAGTCGCTAAAATTATTCATGTTAGAACTCCCTTAATAAATTTAAATTATCAACCATAATAGCTATATTTATTAAAAATACAATAGCGTTAAATATAAACATATACATTATAGCCACTCTCCATCGTATTTAATGCCAGTACAGCCAGCGTTAGGCATACCAAAATCGTCCAACGGCTCAAAGCCGTCATAATCTCCGACAATGATACCTTTATAATACAACACTTCATCATCATCATATAAAGAAAAAGTTTCCGATTTTCCAGACCAATCGCCAGACCAATCATCACTAACTGAAAAGCCTATTTCATCTTCTAGGCCCTCCATTGCCCAAGTTATTTTCCATGCGTAGGCCATGTTTAAACACCTCCTTTTTTTACAAATTGTAAATAATTATAACCAAACTTAACACGGCCTTCGTGAGAGCCAATGTTGACCTTATCCAACTTTTTTATCCTACGTGCTATCGCAGGGTTAGGCCTCCACCCACTACGGTCTACTTTATACTTCCACATTTTCTAATACCTCCATTTAAATAGTGTTT